AGCTTCGGTATTAAACTGGCCCATGCCGCTCTCATAGCCCTTCTGGAGAGCTTCGTTCTGAGCTGAGAGAGCTGCCGCGTTTGCATCACGCACAGCACGAGCTGTGAATTCAGCGCTTCGGCTGCCGCCAAACGTGCCGCCGCCAACGAATGTGCGATTCACCTGAGGAAGAAGGTTCTCATACAGATTCCGACTAGCCGCCTGCCCGATGCCAGCAACGACGTTCTGCGTATAGGGATTCATATACTGAGATACGACACCCGGATCAGTGAACGACTTTGTCGAGCTTGCGATGTAATTTCCAGCAGCGGTTGTGTACGGCTTATAGTTCCCGACGTTTTGGGAAACCATATTGTAAGCCTGCTGTTCCTGCGGGGAAAAGGCAGCAATACGCGGGCCAGCAGTATATTTCTGGTAGTCACCGCTAGTGGCAGTGTTGGCCCTATCGATGCTCTGGGTGTAGGCATCTACAAGCCATTGGGGTAGCTTAGTCTCTGTGACGGTTTCTGTGACAGCCATTATGCTAGTCCTCCAACAGCTTTGAGCATTTTATCTATCCCCTTCTGGGGTTTTGCAATCTTTTTTACATCTTTACGTCCAGCTTGGCGACGCACCATTTCACGCATTTTGTCAAGGCGTCTTACGCCTTCGTCAGTCGAGCCATCTCCAAGATCAGCAACATCCTGCGCACTCCAGACATATTCACCATCAGAAAGCCAAGCTGGAATCTTATCTTCCTGACCGCTGCCGATTCCTTTTACATGTCCGGGGCCATTATGACCACCATTCTTATGATACTCAACAAGATGCTTTACCATATCATCTTCGATTTCGCCGCCTTCTTTTTTACCGGGAGGCGCAGATCGTTCACCGGGAGGTGCGGCCGTTACCGCAGGCTCTCCTGTGATTGGATCGTGCGTGAAGAATAGGTACTCAGTTTCTTGATCGCCACCAACGCGGCCATAAGTGAGTGGGTTGTAAGGATAGCGCCCACCAACTCCACCGATCCCACCATAATTTCCTGCGCCGCCAGCACCATTAGCGCCATCGCCCGGGATAGTTGGCCTTAGTGTGGTCTTCGTAAAGTTTATGCCACTGGTATCAGGCGTTCGCGTAATGCCACCGCCGCCACCACCAATGGCTTCAGCTGCCAAGGGAATGATAGTGGATGCAACACTGGCAATTTCAGCGGCATCTTTTATCTTTTGCCATGTGGATTTCTTCTCTTCCGGGGGACGGTTTGCCTCTTCGTCATATCGATTCTGCATCTCATCCGAGTTCAGAAGATTACCAATATCCGTCATCGTCGCAGAAAGAGCGGGCTCCTCCTTAACGTCAGCGGTTTTTTTCGCATTGACAAGGATGTCACCCTCAAGGCCAGATGGAGCCACAACCGCTGGATTTACTGGCTCTTCATTCGTCGATGCCTCCGCCGTTCTTTGACCCGTGGAAACAATCTCAGGGCCATTGTCTGCAACCGTGCCACCAATTCCAGTCACAGCTGGGGAAGCCGTATTTTCGTTATTTACGGCAGTATCTTCCGTCCGCGCCCGAACAAGAATTTCGGGGCTGATAATTCCGCCAATACCAGTTGTAGCTGGAATGGCTGCAGGAACTTCATAAAGCGGCTCAGTACGCTGCCCGGTCGCCACGATCTCAGGCCCATTATTTGCAGCCGTGGTGCCACCAATGCCAGTCGTAGCAGGTACAGTTGGAGTTTCAGCTATGGCCGTTTCTTCTCCCGGCTTTGCATTAACGATAGTTTCTGGAGTAGTTTCTGCGGCCGTTGTCCCACCAATGCCAGCAACCACCGAAGGCGCAACAGCGACTTGAGTTACAGGCGCTGCCGGTTCAGACTTGGCATTAACCATAATATCGCTCTGAATATCAGGCTGTGCAGCTGTGACTCTTCCAATGCCAGAAACTGTCGGAGCTACAGGTATATTGGGGCTACCTGTTATGGCAGTTACAACCCTGTCTGCGCCCTCTGCAATTCCCCCAAGGTTTGAAGCAAAGCCCGCACCCAAGCTAGTCGCATTCAAGCCAGCTTCTGCAAATTGATTTGCCAAGGAGTCCGAGATGTCGCCCAATGTAGCAGCAAGATCTGCGTTCTTAATTGTAACTAGATCCGCTACTTCCTTCGGGCTCTTGGCCGCCAATTCAGCGGCCAGCACCTGACCGGCCGCACTGATTGCGCCAGACAACAAGGCGGACTCAAGATTCTTGCCCGTAAGAAGACCGGCTGCAGTTGTGGACAGGCCAGCGCCAGTAGCCGCACCAAGCGTGGTAGCGACAACTTTACCGGCCGCATTTGTGCCAGCTTGAATAACTTTACCAAGTTCCTTAGCGCCAACCACAGGTGCGGCGGCCATGACGCCTGCCTTGAGAGCGTCCGTAAGGCTCCCACCTTCAGCCAGCGTAAGAGTCGCAGCAGCACCAGCAGAAATAGCAGCTTGCGCAGGAAGGGACATACCAGACGTAGCGACTGCCAAACCAATCTGGACGGCTGCATTTAGAACGCCAACTGCAATTTGACCGGCAGTTATATTGACCTTTTCATGGGCGACTGTGGAAAAATCATTTGCCGAATTGTTAACGCCGGGGGTGTTGACAGCTATATCCCAGTTTGCACTATTGCCATATTCATCGCTTAGCTTCTGCGCGGTCTGAATAGCCTGTGCCGCCCCATCATATCCCTTACCTTCGTAAATGACTTGGCCGCCTGAAACGACCCTGATGGTGCTTGATGGGGCAACATCAAACGTATTATCTCGTGAGTTTATCCGCGAAGTCGCATTGCCCTTATTGGATTTCGGGGCCGTGAATGACTTTGTTTCGCCGTCATATGTGCCGCCAGTCAAATTAAGTCCGCCCAGTCCTGCAAGATTAATCTTAGACGGATCAAAGTTAGCAAGCGCTGCCATATCAGCATCGGAAAGACCGTATGCGTTTGTATTGGCTGAGCCAATGCCAGCTACAGGCGCAGCTGCTGGAACGTCAGACGCGGTGGAGTTGCCAATGCCACGAGCAATTTCTTCCTGAAAGGCAGGACTGCTGAAATAGTCATCGTCGAACTCAGGCGCATATCCGAACATCTTATTCCCCCTGACTCAAGGCTTGGTTCAGCCGCATTACCCACTCACGCCAATCATCGAACATATATGGGCTTGGCGCACCAGTTTGCGCCACTCCATTAAGTGCCAATAGACCAGAAGCCCATAATTTCCAATCGTCTCCGGGAACAACTTGAGCAATAACGCCATATGGCTGCAACAATGGATAGCTGAGATCCGCCCAAAGGTCGAATGTGGGGATGGCGCGAGGATCGATCATGACTGATACCGATGGTCAGTGGATTCGATATGCGCGATGACTTCACCCATTTGGTAATCGCCGCCAACCGTGTTGCTGGTAAATTTGAAACGAAGTTCGCGCCGCTGCTCTTTGAAGAACACGACCTGCTCTTCTGGCGTATTGGCCGTGGCCGGGAAGAACCGCACCTCAGATGTGACTTCAGGTGCGCGGGCGTTAATGCGGCCCGTAATCTGGACTGACATATCCCCAGACTGCACAAAGTCGGGCTCGATTATGGCAACACGAATAGCCGTGCTGGTGGGGTTCTGAGCCAACAAGTTACTGATGTCGCCAGTTTCAAAGAAGCTCTCAATAGCATTCAATGACGTGCCGTCGATCTCATCGGTGCCAACTTCATGCCGCCAAATTTTATACCCATCATACCCGGTGTCGGTGATGCGAATATAAGGATCGGTCAAGGGCGTCTCTGTTATGCGGAAGTTATCGTCCTGCGTTATGCGCGGCTGTCCATCAGGCGGAGGAACTACCACAACGCCAGCCATGATGGGAGAATGGAAAACCTGAGCATAAATACCAGCAGAGCGCCCAAGGTTGGGAAGCTCAGTGTCGTACCATGTACCTTCACGGACATTGTAGATTACAGCGTGCGTGCATTCAGTTGCTGTCCCGCGAGGATAACACCACCAAATCTCACCGTAGCGCGGAACCTTATAGGCAAACACCTTGTTCGACTGCTCCTGATTGAGCCCGTCAAAGAAATAGTTGATGTTCATCTCATTGGGAACTTCCCGCACAACGCCGTTGTACAGCAAGAAGCGGTCGATTCCGCACCAATAATAGACACCGTCATACTCGATGACGCTATTGGCCGAGAGAATCGATGAAGATGCACTGATTGTGTCGAAGGAGAAAACGTCTGCGCCGCCAGTGTAACTTGCGCGGATAACGCTATCGAGCGTCCAGAACAGGCCCGCTGGCGACTGACCGCCGCCGCGCAGGGGCAGACCCTTGACCACCTTAGATGCTGAAATGAACGCATCACCAGCATCGCCAGTCGTGAAGTTCGTCGGATCATTGGCGTCAGACCATCTGACGTAACCATTGGTTCCAAACACAAACAGGTATGGGTGCAGCACGCAAACACCACCTGATGCCGTAATGCCAGAAATGGGAGTCAGCGGAGTCGTTGCATAAGTGTTACCAATGTAGACCTGCTTGGCGTCGGCGTTTGAAATGTCATAAGCCGTATTCGTGGCAACCCCGATGATGACAGAGCCGCCCCCAGCGCCATCATTCATGGAGTCGAATGACCACATATAATTGTCGCCGCCGGAGTAGCCAGACGGCGTTCGATCTGTCGGCGCGCTGGCATTCCCAAGCGTGTCAATGGTCATCGTCTGAACACCCAGCCCATAGCCCATGTGGGTGTAGACGAAGTTGTTCAGAGCCTGTGTGTGGAACTGGCGGACGATGCCTAAGGCAAAGTTACTGATCTGCCGATAGCCGCCCATCTTTCTTGGCAGCCCGCGCTGGAAGCGAACCCACTGACCGTCAACGTAGTTCGCGCCTTCGAACTTCGTGCCATCCCGTTTGATGCCGGGCTTTGACTGGATGTTGACGGGAGTGAGCATTGGCTACCTCAAAATGATCAAGTCTGCGTTGCCGGAAACAACAACATCCTCGCTGCGCGGAGCAAAGTATAGACCTTGCGTAGCAGTTTTACCATCGGCAGTCACCTCGCCTTGCGCAACGGCAAAGCCCCAGCCAGCAGGCAGGGTATAAGTGCCATCCACGTTGACATGAGCGTCTTCAACGTCGTCAATGGTCCCAACGCCCTTCACGCACTCCACGCACATCCAAGAAACGCCATCCGGGCCAGCAGTATATGTAGACCCAGACTGTTTATATTCAGCTGGATCGTTCTGGTACCCCACATCCCAAGCAGGAAGATCAGCACCATCTTGGGTGCGAGTGCAAGAGCCTTGGAAAACAAAACTTGAGATCCAGCGAATGTTAGAGTCGGCCTTGAACGTAAAAGTTTCGTTTGGATCCATGTAGACTACATCGACCTGATAACGGGTATACTCGCGGGAGTAGTCTCTCATTACAACTCCTCCGCGTTATGGGTAATTTCCATGTAAAGATTCAGCTCAGGGATGTTGATGATTTCTACCCACATATCTATATCCTTATGCCGTCTTGATCACGACGTAACCGGCAGCGCCTGCGCCACCATTATATCCAGCAGCATCAACAGCGCCTGAGCCAGCTCCGCCGACTGTAATAGTAAGCACTGTGCCAGCTGGAGAAGTTCCAGATGAGGCCGTAACTCGCGAATAGCCACCACCGCCACCGCCGCCGCCGCCATAGCCCTGTAGCGCCTTACCGCCATAATAACGAACATCGCCGCCACCACCAGCACCGGGCATCCCCCCCGGATTGCCAGAAATATTTATAGTATTTGAAGTGACTGAGGCACCGCCTGTCCCGCCAGATGTGTAGGCATTAATACCGGCTGCGGTATTCCCACCTGCGCCACCTGTTCCTTCTCCAGTTCCGGCATTGAAAGTGCCAGTAGCACCTGCGGAGCCTGAGGTATTTGTTGATCCACCTGACGCTGTACCACCTGCGCCGCCAGCGTTTGTTCCAATGCTAGATGCCCCGCCACTGCCACCATTACTGGTAAGGCTTACGCCAGTTCCAGAAACTGATGAAGCTCCACCGGCTGTTGAGTTGGAAGTGGGTGAGCTACCAACGCCGCCGCCACCGCCGCCGGCCCAGACTTCAATGACAGCCGTTGAATAGCCAGTGGGCAGCGTGAAAGAGCCGCTGCTCGTAAACGTGTAAGTGCCGGGCGTGAAGTTGCTTTTGCCATAGAAGTTGGTCGGCATGACAATAGCGCCAGACGGAACCGCAGCTAGGGTGCGAACATTGGTGTCGTTCAATGAAACCTGCGCCGTGGCAGACTGGCCCAGCTCAAGGTTGATGGACTGACCTGCAGTTCCACCACCTAAGCTGATTGGACCAGTCGCATTGAGCGTCATTACTTGATAACCTTCACAGCCTGCTGACGAAGCTCAGCAACCTCAGCCTTGAGTTCCACGATAGCCGCAAAGGCTACAGCGACGAGCTTCTCATAGTCCACTGCCTTCGTGCCATCTTCGCGGGTGCGGACAGCCAGCGGGAACACCGCCTCTACATCCTGCGCAATGACACCAAAGTCGCTCTTGCGGACAAAGTAGCCATCTTCACCGCCATGATCGGCAATGTATTCATCCGTCCAATCAAAGGTCTTGCCACCGACTGCCGAAACGACATCAAGAGCGTTTTCGATTGGCTGCACATTCTCCTTGAGACGCGCATCAGACGAATAATATGCCGTGACGTTATTGGTTGCACGAATTTCGCCGGATGTCCCAGACGGCCCAGTGCCGACACCGAGAGACGTAAGCTGACTTCCAGTCCCACCAAACGTCGCCATAGTCGTGAAGGAGCTGGTATTCCGAAGAACAATCGAGCCAGCAGTCGCGCTGCCGCCAGCGACATCTATGTATATTGTGGAGCCCGTACCGAAGTTGCGAACGCCAGAGTTGTCGCCAACCTGAAGCGCCGTACCGGCCGTGACCGTGGATACATAACCAACGGCGGTATAGCTGTTGCTCGTGTTGAGCGCGTTGGCAGTCGTTGCAGTTGTGGCCGTTGCAGCGTTGCCCGTGCAGGAGGCAGAGCTACCCGTTACGCTAATCCCCCAGCTACCAGAAGCGCCCGTGCCGGTAGTGGATGGAGCGCCTATTGTGTTATAGCTGATCGTTTGGGCGGCGGATCCGTTAAAGGTTGTGCCTGATGCCGCGCCCGTTCCGCCGTTATTGAACGTCACGGAGTTGGTAACAGAACCAGCGCTGCCAGTTGTGTTTTGGTTGAGCGTCGGGAATGTGCAGTTTGTCAGCGTCCCCGACGAAGGCGTACCAAGCGCGCCGCCATTTACGACAAAGGAACCAGCCGTTCCGACAGCAACGCCAAGCGCTGTTCCAACGCTTGTGCCTAGACCGCTGACGCCAGTGGAAATCGGAAGGCCGGTGGCATTTGTCAGAGTCCCAGAAGATGGCGTTCCAAGAGCCCCGCCATTGACGACAAAAGCGCCAGCAGAGCCAGTATTGACGCCGAGCGCCGTGACAACGCCCGTCCCCGTGGTGATCGTGGCAGGGGAAACCCCAGCACCACCGCCAACCACAATTGCGTTTGCGGCAAGGGCAGCCGAGGAGGCCCAAGTCGATGCGCTTGAAAAGTAAGGGATACCGCCAGATGTGCCGGCAATAGTAAATGCAGGAGTTGTCGTTGGCGTGGCAACAGAGACAATGCCGCCAGTAAAGCTGACCGATGTAACAGTGCCGCCACTTGCCGTGGAGCCAATGGTGATACCGCCCGCACTGTTCGTGACCGTGATGCCCGAACCAGCGGTGATCGCAGCAACACTGTATCCCGTGCCATTACCGATCAGGAGCTGACCATTCGTGGGCGTGGTCGTAACACCAGTACCACCGTTCCCAATCCCAAGAGTGCCGCTTACATGAGTCGTCAGGCCAATCTTACCATACGAAGGTGCAACACCGACGCCGCCGGAGATCAGTGCATTGCCCGTAGCCACATCAGCAAGTTTGCTCAGCGCGGTAGATGTCGAGGCGTATAGAATATCACCAATGGTATAAGACGATTGGCCTGTTCCGCCATTTGCAGCATTGAGCGTACCGGCAAGAGTGATAGTGCCAGTGCCGGTAACTGGGCCGCCGCTCGTGGTAAGGCCAGTCGTGCCGCCCGAAACATCAACGCTTGTGACCGTGCCGCCGCTGCCGGTGGCCGCGATGGTGATTGTTCCAGCCCCGTTGGTGATGGAAACGCCGGAGCCAGCCGTGAGAGTCCCCAGAGCCAAGGTGTTGCCGGTCGTGTTACCAATCAGCAATTGACCGTTGGTGTAGCTTGTCTGGCCTGTCCCGCCATTGGCAACCGGAAGCGTGCCGGACACATGCGTCGTCAAGCCGATCTTGCCGTATGAAGGGGCGACTCCAACACCGCCAGAGATCAATGCGTTCCCAGTGGCTACGTCCGCCAGCTTGGATAGCGCCGTCGTGGTTGAGGCATATAGAATATCGCCAACGGTGTAGCTGGTCTGACCCGTGCCGCCGTAGGTTGCTCCAATAGTTCCTACATCACCCGCGCCGAGAAGGCTTGTCCCGGCAACAGTTTTGATGTTGCTTCCAGAAACAAGGGCTGCCTGCTTGCTATTGAAAGTTGACCAGTCAGTCGAATTCAGAGCGCCGCGATTTGTGGCGGAGGCAGTCGGAACATTCAGCGTGATAACGGGAGTCGTCGTGCTGTTCGCAACGGATGACGACAGGTCAGTGCCAGTCGTGCCTAGCGTCAAAGCCGCAACGCTGGTGACAGTGCCAGTGTATTGATCAGAGGCATTGATCGTGATCGAACCTGTGCCATTTGTGATAGACACGTTCGTACCGGCGGTCAGCGTTGACTTAGTCAGCGTGTTGCCAGTCGTGTTACCAATAAGAAGCTCACCATTGACGTAAGAGGTCTGGCCGGTTCCACCCTGCGCGACACCAAACGTACCTGAAATATCAGCCACAGGAACAGTGGCAGAAGCGGTCATCGCCGTCGTGCCAGTTCCTTTAACATAACCCGTCAGCGTAGCAGCCCCAGTGCCGCCCTGAGATACGCTCAGGGGGGTGGTGAGGCCCGACAGGGAGGTGATGTCGCTGTTGGCCCCCAGAGACGCAGCAGATAGTGCCGTGCGGCCAGCAGCGGCATTGGCCGCAGTAAATACGCCGATGCCAACTGATGTGCCGCCAAGATTAATACGCGCCCCAGACGCATCCGTTGCTCCAGTACCACCTTGAGCGATAGTGACAGGAAACGAAAATGAAGCTGTGTCAGCGTCAACCAAATCGGTTCCGTTGCAATAGCAAATTGCGCGAACACCATTGCCGATGACGACGCCTGTCTGCCCTGCGACCTTGACGGTTATTGAGTAACCGCCAGACGTTTCGTTCGACAGCCAATATTGCTGGAACGTCGCCGGAATGTAGATGGTCATATTGGCAGTGAGAACGCCACCGAAGCTATATGCAATCCGATTCAGGTTTGCACCAGCCAGCGTGTACGGAGAGGTTTGGCTGGTCAGGTCAATCGACACATAATCAAAGGCAAAAGTAGCAGACTGACCAAAGCCAATGGTGAAGAAGTTTGAACCATCGCAAATTACAATCGCGCTATCGCCGGGATTGAAGCCAAGGGTTGTCGAACCGTTAATCTGATCACTGCCAACTGGGGTAAGTGAGATAGCCCCAGTTCCGCTGTTTCTTACGTGGCAGAACCAGTCATTACCAACGGTTGCGGCAGATGGGAGCGTGAGCGTACCAGCACCACCAGTCCACACGAATGCCTCTGATCGGTCATCGTTACCAATTGTGTAATTTGAATTTAGATTGGTAACACCCATCGATTGATTGAGGGACGTATTGATGGCTTTAATACCAGCCCCAACCAAAGATCCCGCAGTCGCTGAGGATGTGCCAGCGGCGTATTGAGTTGACCGCCAAGTCCCATTTACAGTGCTGTTTCCAATCAGGTAAACCTGATACGACAGGCCCGGAGAGATGGAAACAATGGTGTTTCCGCCATTGTCTTTTACCGTGAAGGCATAAGAACCAGCATTGAAAAACAGCGCCGTCTCGCCAACGGAAGCCTCATTGGCAGGCGGCATGAGGACGCTCAGGGATGCGGCAGCTGGCGTGACATCCATGATCTGCGCAACAACATTAGAGTTTGTTGCAGTTTCAACAGGCCAAGCCAGCGTTTGATTAGCAGAAAGGGCAATTGCGCGGTAGCTTACGCCTGCCGGATAGATCGTTGTGCCGCCAAAAACCTGAGTGAACGTCATGATCAGTCTTCCCTGCGAATAATGCCACGATCCACAATCTGGCGGATGTCTTCGCCGTTGAGGGCCGCAAGTGCGCGGTTATAAAAGTTTTCCCAAGTCGGAATGCGCTCATCGTTTTTCAAAAACGGCGTAGCCTCAAGGAGTGAGGCGTAGAGCAGAATGTTTGGTGCAAATTCGGTGTACCAGTTTGTCTGGGTCGTATCGTCCAGCAACGGAGGAAGTTCATAATAGAGAACCTCATACGGCAACGCCGAACTTGGAGTCGGTGAGATCAGCCAATGCTGATAGTCGTAATCCGCATAGAAGCGCGGCGTGCCAGTGACGGTAGGATTTGGGCTATATACCCTGCAGTACTCATAAGACCGGGGGAAAATTTCCTGCCGCGTGTTGTTACCAGCGCCAATTCCGACAAACATACTGACAGTTTCACGCCACCGATCTGGCTTGGCATAAACTGAGTCGCCTGCATTGAACACAGAGTTTACGACGTTGATCGTTCCTTGAACCTTGAGTTCACGTGCCAGCCTGCGCTCAGCCAGATTGATCAGCTGTGGAAGTTGCTCATACACAGTAGGGTCAGTTGCCAACGTGGCCCCGCGCTCAAGGTAGGCCCTGAGGTCATTAAGCAAGCTGGAGTATGTCATTGCAGTTGGCATCGTTTGATCCTATAGCATTTTTTTCGTCTTGAATAGACGTACTTTACACATCTTCAACCGTTCCATTGTATATACATTTTCCTCGGAAGTATGCACATTCGCCAATGACTTCGACAAGTTCTGGCGGAAGCAGCATTCCGTTTTCAAATGTCAAGACTGCAAAGCCGGACGTATGGGGCGATGGGTTGTTCTCGGCATAATCAAATTGCGGGCCGTGAGGCTGCGCTAGAGTGCCTGTATCAACGCCCCAGCGCCGCCCATTGTAGTCTGCCCACGGCGTCACAGCGAGACGGTGAAGGTGTCCAGTGACAATCGTCTTGCCTGATTTCAGGGCGTTGTTGTAAGCTGCATGAATGCCGTTGTGGTAGCGGTGTTTGATCACAACATTGTCGTTGACCATCAGCGACCAAGCAAAATCCCAGCGGTCAAACTTGTCTTCAAGCCGCTCAACAACGCCTTCATATTCAGGTGCATTTGTCACAAGCGCCCGGTCGAAGCGGGCGTCATGATTGCCGACGTTCCAGAACTTCTCGCAGCCCTTGGGCAGAAGCATCTCAATGTCCGTCATTCGCTCCTGACAAATCTCAAGCTCACCGCGCACAGATGGCAGCTCAGCCCACCCTAGCGGCGCATGACGACTGGTGCGCGCCCCATCAAACAAGTCACCATTCGCCACAATCGCCTTTGGCTTTAGGTCTTTTATTAGGACATGTAGCGCTTCATTGGCGACGGTGCGTTCGTGATCCGGCCACCAGTGAGCGTCGGAGAAAATTAAGATCGTCCCCGTGTCAATCCGAAACTCATTCTGTTTTTTATACGCCCGACCAATGTCCTCACGCGACCACTTGCCTTTAGTTGATCCCATTGGAACACTCTTCAAGATGATGCCGCGACCCGCCAAGGCGTGTCGCTTTTTGTAAACCCACCGCTCGTCTGTGCCGAGCAATTCGGAGACTTTGCGCGGGCTTCCATTGCCTTGTTCCCACGCCTTAATGAACTCATCATCACTCATTAATTTTGCAGGCATAACCTTCTCCGGTTATTTAGAGTGGACAGCTTGTTTCCATGCTTCAACAGTCATTTTGTGGCGCAAGGCGCAGTCGCCATACTTGGCGATTATGTCCACTTCCCAAATCGCGCGCTCTGGATCTGTAAGCGTTTGAGGTGGATTCGGAAGTGGTGGGCAGTTACTTGCTAGATTCGCCGGCGGTAGCGGCATTGGCACGATTGACACCGCCTTCGAGCAGCCCGTGAACACGAGCATCAGGCTCACAGCTAGGATTAGGAGCAGGAAGCGTTTTATATATCTCGCGGATCGTTTCTCTCTCTCCGGCGACCACCACATCGGCTTTATCGCGCTCGGTTTGGTAAATAGAGGCAGCTTCATCTATTTTTCCTTGCATCGCTTGACGTTGCTTTTCAGCCTTTTCCAAAGCCTTGGAATAAGCAGCATCGCATTGCCAATCTTTGATCGTCCATCCGGCGGCAGCGCCAATGACAAGAGCGCCTGCCGCCACATAGCCCATGATCGGATTAAATGGCAGCATTTGCGAAGCATCCTTTCATGACAACCAAGAGTAAAACTTCTTGGTTTTTGCTTTTCGATCATCGAGGCCGTGAGTGCCGCCATTGATGCGCTTCGTCAGCGTAAGAATGGCGGCATCGTTGATGCCTTGATCGCAGATCGACCAGAGTTTGTTCTTGTCGAAGAACCACAGGGCGCTTTCAAAGCAAAGTTCGCCAGCGACCAGATCGGGGTTCGTCATCACGTCAGGGCGATTGACGTAATTGGCGAATGCCTGATAGTTGGACTTGCCTGTCAGTTGGAGCGCGCCACGGCCCCGGTATTTCCATCCGTCGCCCGAAGCCTCGTCGCCATTGCCCATGCGGTTGGCATAGACGCGGTTGGCGATGCGCTCTGGCTTGCGGGCGTAGACCGCTGCCAGATATTCGGTCGGGAAATACTTGCCAAATATCTTGCGAAGTCCGGCAGTGCCGTAGTTCAGGTTCTCGCTGAATGTCCCAAAGTTGCCGCTTTCATGCGCCGTCTGGGCGAAGAAGTGAGCAGCGCGACGCGGTGACAGCTTGTAGTGGGCCATAGCGGCCTTGAGCGTGCCGGGGCCAAACGCACCGTCTGCGCCAACGCCGCACTTCTTTTGCAATTCAATCAGGCTCATTTGTCCTGTCCCTTGTTCCAAAGCTCAAAGAGCGTTTTGATCTTTTCCTCAACCACGGCGAGGCGCACATCCATCTTGGCGAGGATGATCGTCAAGGAGATGAACGCCAGAACGATAGGCCAGAGTTGGCCGATCAATTCAACGGTTGAGAGATTGCCCATCCTTACTGTCCCGAATTGCGCCAGTCAGGGAAGTCGTTTTCATCGACCACGCCGTCGCCATTCGCGTCCCAGCGCAAATCGTGACGGTATTTCTCCCACGGGGCCATATCGTCATCGTCGTTGTCTTCCACAATCGACACTTCCTGAGAGACAACGAGCGTTGGTTGTTCAATCTGAGAGACAACGGGTTCAGGCTCTTCAACTGCGTTTATTTCGAGCGGCTGCACTTCGCCCTTCATGCCCATCAGGGTGGCGTAGGAGCCTGCCACAGCGCTTACGACAGATGTCATGACGTAGCCAAGCAGGCCGAACACCTTTTCGTTGTCCACCAGTTCGTTGGACACGAACAGGCCGACGACCATAGCAGCGGTGATAGCCAGAATGACGGCGGCCATCGTGTAGGACGCGATCATAAGCGCCTTGATGCGCGCAGTGATAAGTTGATTTTCCATTATCTGTCTGCCTTATTGTCTAGTTTGTCCTCAATGCGACGAAGGTGAATCATCACTTCGTCAAACTTTTTATCAATGGCGTTGAATTTCTCATCGCCAAAACCAAGGCGCGCCTCAAGCAGCGTCAGCTTATTGGTGAGGTTTACCCAAACAGTTATCAGCGCCCCAATGAAGCTGAGTGCCGTAATGATAAAACCGAGAATGGTTAGAACGGTATTGGTTTCCATTAGCGCAGATTCCTCAGCTTATAGATCGCAGAAAGATACACGCCCGTCAGCGTGTCGATCAGATTTCCAACGGCGCGGTTGCCTTTAGAAATTTTCTCATGATTCTTTTCAATCCATTCGGCGTCGGCCTCAAGGCACTTCAGCGCGTCCTTTTCCATTTCGCCGGGGGCTGGGATGTTCCCGATCAATTCGTATGCGCCCTGCCAAGCCTCAACCAGAGGATCAATCGCGTCAATAACACCATCATAAAACTCACCAAGCGCCATGTGCTTGGCAAAGCTGCCTTCACCCTTCGCGCGCCAGTGAGCAAAATGGGCTAGGTTGCGGGCGTAAAATACGCGGCTGATCAGCTGCTCAATCATTATGCGATCCGCGTCACTGGGCAGATGACTGAAGGAATAGCTGGGGCGACTGCGCCGGCCACCGTCGCGTCAAGAGTAACAGCCGTATTTTGAACAAGAAACATGATTTCAATGTATTGACCAGCCGTGACAGTTTCATTCCAAGTAAAACTTGCGTTATGCACACCACCATCTGCTACTTTTGGGACCGATGAAATTGTGGCCGAACTAGCAATATTTGTCCCATTTTTTCTTAACCAAACAGTAACCGTGTAATCGGACGCGGCCGAGTTTGCGAACTGAAATGAAGGAGACAGCATATACGTTCCGGCATCTGTGAACGTAATCTGAGTGCTGGCATTTACAGTAATACCGACTCCCGTGGTTCCGGTATTCATTGTGATCGCAGTAGCAGTTGATGTGCTGCCTGTCTGATCCAAGCTGCTTGAGGCATTGATCCATGCGCGACCACTCATATCGTTAAATGGAATTGTCGCAGCGGCAGTCATTGCCGTTGTCCCGGTTCCCTTGACGTAGCCAGTAAGAGTGGTTGCGCCCGTACCGCCACTTGCAACTGGAAGCGTGCCAGTCGTAAGCGCGCTGGTTGATGTTGCGTATACCGCGCCACCTGACGTAAACGAAGTCAGGTTTGTACCGCCGTTTGTGGTTGGCAGCGTGCCGGATACGTGCGTCGTAAGACCAATCTTTCCGTAAGATGGTGCAACGCCAACACCACCAGAAATAATCGCATTACCAGTAGCTACGTCTGCCAGTTTGCTAAGAGCGGTTGTCGTTGAAGCATACAGGATGTCGCCAATGGCATAGCTGCTTTGACCAGTACCTCCATTAGCGGCAGGAAGAATGTTGGCCGCATCGGTAGAGTAGGCTGCGGCAAGTTTGCTTGCAGTGACCTTATTGCTAACGCCGCCCTGCACAATCTCAAGAACCTCTGTTCCTGCCAGTGGGGCTGCGAGGACTCCGGGGAGCGCTGTGATTTTGATGTTCGCCATTATTTCAATCCGTACTTGATGTTTAAGAGATCCGACTCAATATCAGCGATTGCCGTTTGGGCGTTGGTCACTGCATCCTGCGTGTCAGGACGCGGGTTCATCAGAGGAATAGGATCTGGGCGCAGCAAAAGGCGGCCGTAATATGGTTGCGGCACATCGTCACAAGTTCCGCAAACGCGCAGACTTAGGCCGACAGGAACGCTTCCGCCGCGATAATCTTTCTTTTCGCGAAGCTCTGTGTGCTGAACCATGAAGCCGCAGCCGTCACAGATTGCAAGGCCGTGCGGAGACTTCCTGTCGAAAGTGGGCCAATCCCTGTATTTTTTGCCGCGTCCAAATCCATACTGCATCAGTAGCTCCACGGATCAATGGTGAGACGCAGCGGAACCTTTTCACGGTCTTCAGCCTTGGCTCGGACGTAAGAGGAATCAGCTTCCCCCCGAAGGACGGCCAACCGATCAGGCGCAAACTTTGTTGCCAGCTTCGCCGCAAGACCAGCTGCAATCGCTTCCATCCAACGGTTCGGTGCGTCAAGCGAATCCGTCATCGCGCCAGCATCCTGCTGAATCTTCATGCGGTAATAGCGCAGGGTAACGCTGTTATCTTGCGGAACCTGCCACAGAAACAGGGTCGGGATGGACGTGCGCTGAAAGTAATATTGGAATGGACGAGCCCCAACCTGAGCCTTGTTTGGGATCGCCGCATATTCGCTGCGGCTAATCGGCTGGATCAAGATGTCGTTGTTGATACCGCCGGATGTCACCCGGGTATAAGCCTGAAGGATTGACACTGTCTGGACATCGAGCGTGTAACTCTGCACGCCAGCCAGCAGCGGCAGGACAACGAGATCAACTTCCCACAGATTCGGCCCATCGTTCGACCAATCCGAGAATAGGTAATTGATGGAGCGGCGTGCGCTCTCAATATCCTGAGACGACAGAGACGCAGGGTTACGACCGACACGCTCAAACGCTTCGGTGATGATGTCAATCTGCTCAGAAGAGCCAAAGTCGTATGTGCCACTGGTCGTCATGAGGACATCCTATACCTTAATCAGCCGCAAGGACAGGCCAAACGTAATCATACGGGAAGCCCGGCTGAGCAGGAAGATCACGCAGAGCGTTGCGGTATACACGGTAATTCGCAGGAACGGGTGTGCCTTCTTCAAACGCACGGGTGATTACCCAGTCGCAGCGAGTCAGCGCGCTATCACGCGCATCGCGCATGTTGAACTCAGCAATCTGACGATCCAGCTCATGCGGAATGGAAATTATGCTTACGCTGCCATCATCATTGTCTGAAAAAGACAAAGTGAAACGATGCGTGCGGCTGCTCTTTGTAGGAGCTGGCCCCATAATAGCACGCTTCGCGCTACAAGCCGCAAGCTCTTCATCTGTTGGATCATCAGAAATCCACACGTCGGGGTTCTCAGCCCGCATTTCCTCTAGGAAATATGGGTACTTTACCAGAGCGCCGTCTACAATTTTAGCGTACATCGGTCAGCCTCACAGGAAGGAGTTGTTAAGAAGAGTTGTCATCGTTGCGTTGGTCACAGTTATTTGCGTGGTGAACTGCCCATTTGATGAGTTTTGCGCAAAAGATACGGTGAAATCAGAACCGATAAAATACGAGGATGACGACCCGTTAATCTGGAAGTTGATTGAACTTATCAACGGAAATGCAGATGTCGTATCCGCCGACCCAAATTGGAGGATATAGTTTGATCCGCTCTTATTCACCGTGACGCCTCGCAGGCCGCCACTGTTGGTGTAAGTGGAGCCAGATGTGAAGACGTTTACACCCGGATTTGTAAAACCAAACCCACTTGAAGCGTCAAGCGGTTTAAGGCTTGGGCTTGTTATAGCGGTGTTGCTTGCCGAAAAAAGCGTTCCCATAGGCGTGCTATAAATCTGCAATCCATAACAAGCTACAGTGCTATCGTAGACGGTAAACGCGCCCGGAAAGGCGTTAAAGTCTGAGCCGGACGTATACGACGTAGACGTTCCAGTGCTGTCGAGAATACCTATACCGGAAATTGAAACACCGCTTACCAAAAGTCCATTAGTATAGTTGTTAAAGAAAAAGGCCCCATAGACGGATGGGCTCGTCGCATATCCAATCAAAGGTTTTGAGTACGAGGAGCTTGGCGGGCTGTTATTAAATGAGCCCGACGAGGTGGACACGGACAAGACAGATATGGTCGTACCGCCACCACCGCCAGATGCCGCGATGGTAATGCCGCCCGAAGTGTTGGTGATCGTGACGCCTGTGCCAGCCGTCAGGTTTGCAACGCTGTAGCCGCTGCCGTTGCCAATCAGAAGCTGGCCGTTTGAAGGCGTCGAACTTGTACCCGTGCCGCCATTTCCAGTGTTCAGAGTACCGGAAAGCGTAACAGCGCCGGTTGTTGCGCTGCTGGGGCTAAAGCCTGTAGAGCCTGCGCTGAACGATGTAACGCCACCACCGCCGCCAGCAGCGGGTTGCCATGATGCTGTCGTGCCATTCGATGTCAGAACATAGGTGTTCGATCCAATGGCAAGGCGCGTATTGCTGTTCGTGCCGTTACCAATGATTAAGTCGCCGGTCGTGGTAACTGGCGATAGCGCGTTAAACGCCGCAGATGCGCTGGTCTGGCCTGTGCCGCCATTAGCAATTGGCAGAGTACCAGATACGTGTGTGGTAAGACCGATTTTGCCATAAGACGGCGCGACACCAACGCCACCAGAGATGAGCGCATTACCTGTAGCTACGTCCGCCAGCTTGCTGAGAGCCGTTGTGGTAGA